ATAGAGGGAGTGGAAGTTGCCATATTTAGATCATGCGCTTGTAACGAACGCGCAGCGGTCCGCAGCCGCGTAACCTGTCAAATAAATAAGGAGAACGTTAACTGGGAAAAGTGGTGGCCCAAAGTGCGTAAGGTTCCGGAAGTGGTCGAACCTGACGTAGAGCTCTGGCTTAAACACTTACCTACTCGTGCCCGTGGGCAGCTAGAATCAGCGCCCACATTGATGGCCCCCGACAGACGGGCCAAGCTAATGAAAGCCTTCATTAAGCGCGAGTTAGGTGTAGTGGCCATAAGGGGAGTAGCCACAAAGAGTGATCCAGTCCCTCGCATTATCCAAGGTCGCAGTGTCGAAGTAAAGTTGGCTACTGGCCCCTTTACATGGGCATACGGCAAGATGCTGAAGGAGGTATACTCGCCATATATTGATGGGAATAACATCCTCTACGCAGGTGGTAGATCAGGAGAGGAGGTTGGCGAGTTTTACGAGCGAATCAGCACTAATTTGGGTGCGGTTGGTGAGTGGATGGCTTTTGACTGTAAGAGATTTGACCGCACGGTGGGCCCAACCCCCATGCGGAAGCTCTGGGAAGAATATGAGGAATGTGGTGCCTCCGATTTGACTCTCAGGGCCCTTGCTGGTAGGGACCAGACGCGCCGTGGTTATACAAGCCACGGTATAAAGTTCCACAGGCAGGCTCAGGTGTCGTCGGGTGATGGCGACACCACAGCCGGAAACTCCCGCATACACATGGTGTTGCTGGAGGCTTGTCCGTATGTAGAGGCTGCCATAGTCATGGGTGACGATTCATTGGTGTATGCATTGGACCCTGACTCGGTACTTGCGGCCTATCGAGCAGGGGGCTTCGAGCCCAAATTATCGAAGGACATAGATTTCTGCAGTGCACTGTTCTGGCCAACGGACAGTGGCTTAGTGTTGGGACCTAAGATTGGAAGAGTTCTGGGGAAAACTTTCCACTCGATGGAGAAGAGACATGATTACATGCCTTGGTTGAGAGGGGTTTGTTTAAGCCTGCGCCTCAAAGTCTCTTTTGTACCAATACTAAGAGTGCTAGTCGAGCGCCTGTTAATTCTTGCAGGGAATGGCAAGGTGTATAGGGCTGGCGACCACAACTATAAGTTTACTTGTGATGGTTCTCACAACGTTTGC